GTGAATCGTTCCCTTTCGTACACTTTCCTTCCAATTCCTTTTCATTCACCAATTCCTTAGCAAGTTAACCAGTCAATTCTGATTCAATGTCCTTGTGAGTACACACAGCTACTGTCGTTCCCTAAGCAAGCCTAAGCGTGCCATACTCGGTACTAATCCATCTGTTTCCTCGGGAAAATGGGGGTCACCCTTAACTTCGTTCATGGATCCTTACTACTAAGGTCTCATCCAGAGAAGCGCACAATCAAGATTCTCAGGTGCTCGCTAGCACCTCCCATCCACACACTAAGTCGCGATTTCCCCTCACAGGGATCCACACACACTCAATAACACCCCACCCAACCAGTGGTCCCCTCAGCCTGCAGTAGGCAGAGTCCTGCCCGCCGCCAAAGGCAGCGGTAGCGTCAGGAATGCTCGTTTGCGAAGGGTAGGCACCTGCAAAGGTGGGTTGTAGGTCAAAGTAAATCGTGTGTGCCAGATTCTAACCTAACAGGCGAGTCTGACCGCTGCACCGTGTGCTTCAGAAGAGTAACACGAGGACCATCCTCGAACCGACTCACTTACGTCCAAACGACGTCTGGTGTTCTTCGGCACACCTTGCCCGAAGCCACTTCCACAACTCTCTCTCTTTCTCTTTTCTCATGTTGAAGCTCCCTAATCCTGCAGCAAAGTTTACACTCGTCCCACTCCAAGTAGCCGTCAAGAGTCAGGCGAACTGTAGTGTGGATACCGAGAAAACAATCTACAAGAGACTCAGGAAGAACTTCCTTCTTTTCCTTCTTCTCCCAGTTCAAGCGATTCCTTGCCTCGGCGGACCTCTCCTTACCTCTTAAAGTAGGTTTAGAGCGCATCTCGCTAAGCACGGAGGAATACTTAACCCTGGGACTCCCCTCGTAATCTCCCATTTTCCATGTCGCCTCAACCACCGACTCAGCGATCATACCATCCTCAACCAGTGCCGAAGCCTCCTGACAAACAACCATGTTCTGGTGAAAGCCAAGAGGACGTGCGGGCACTGGGTGCTCGTAACCGCACCTTCGCTTCTCCCTAACCCACAAGGCCTTTGGAATACACCTCCCCAACGAAGGGAAAGGAAACCTAAAACCAAGCTTGTACAGCGACCGGCGAGTCTTACGGACCCTGCGCTGCCAAAAGGAGAGGAGATGACGGATTAGACGGGTCCGCAAAGAGTGACGGGTAAACTCACGAGAAAGTGAATTGAGGACCTCCGGAAGTTCCCTGGCATCGACTTGGTGGATCCGCATTTTCACAAATGGGATTTTCTTAAAATTTCCAGTCAGGTAAGTAGAATTCATAGTAATAAAGCCTTGGTAGGCCGTTTTCCTAACATTCAAAGTCAAACCCAACGCGGGAACCACCAAACGGTACAGAGACACCCAATCCTCGTCAGCTTCAACCGCCAAATCGTCCCCGTTAATCAACTTCGGGGTACTCACGCCCATCATACGGTCGACCCACGTAGCCGCACACCAATTCTGGATACAAAGCAAAGGGAAACTTAGAAGGTTCCCCATAAGCTGTCCAGTCTCAGGTACGAAAGACGTGGGCCCGTTGATAAGAGGGCGCAACGATTTCTTGGCTTCAGCCATCAAAGGAATTAGGGCCGGGAGGGACAGTAGAGAGAGCTCATCTATCACTGCTTCGGCAACTTCAATCGGGAGGTTGTCGGTTGCTGCGGTAAAATCAGCAGAAAGATACTTCTTGCCGGGTGTGAAACCGGCTCGAAGCAACTTAGACTGCGTGAAGTTTCCACGGAGCAACCAACCCTCCTCAGAGAGAGTGTCGTAAAGCAGAGTGTGAAGAGGTCTCAGGGAGAGATACGTAGAGGAGTTCTTGACCAAAGGTCGCGGCTTGCCGGCATCCTTGGCAACCATAAAAGTTGGCTGATGGATTACCACAGGGTCCAAGCTACTACCAAGGAAATCACCCCTCCTCCCATGCCACTCCGCATAGCTACCACCTTCTTTACGAGACGAACCCGTGGTTGAAGTTAAAGGTGGCACTACACGACGAGAATGCCGTTCAATTTTCTTTTGCGTTATTCCTTTTGGAAACAAACTGCGAACCTGAGCGCGAACATGACTCAGGTAACCTGCTGGCAGGTTTTTCTTACTCGCAGAAAGTCTCTTACGCATTTCGTCGAACAACTCGCCCTCTAAGCAACTGCATGAATCTGGATATCCTTTGGGAATCGAATTTAGTGCAGCGCTCAAGGCGAGAGAATCCTCGAATGAACGGGAAGGGAAGGGGTTCTCGCCAGAAAGGGCAAGAACAAGGGAAGAAGAGAGGAAGGTTTTTGTCTCTGACAAGTAGGACTTGCAGTTATGACCACTAGTGTCACTGCATTGAGAAAGTTCCACATCGTAGAGACGAGACAAAAAAGAGAGAGAGCTGTTAGTGGTCGCTCGGACCTGGTATAGAAACTTTTGACAAGCTTCTGGTGCCACCGAAGTGACGCCCCTAACAATTTTCGAAAACGGGACAGACGATCGAGTCATC